GGCCGGGGCTAAAGTTTTTTCAGGTGTAGCGCGCAAAATGATTTGGAAGTAATTGTGACCGATTTGGAAGTAAAGAAGTTTACCGAAATAGGGGGTGTGAAGGGTGGTTTTAAGGCCCCTTTACACCCCCTGTTTTTTACCAGTTTTTGATGATCAATTCCTGCCTGTTTTGACCCCTGCCGTTACCCCCGACTGTGTACCTGATAGAGGTCGTTTTTGTCGGCAGTCCCTTGAACGCTTTCCGCATGTCCGGGTGGTCGTTAATACTGAGGATAGCCTTACCTTTTATTGACCTCAGTATTTGAGCCATACAGTCATATTGCTCGATGCCGAAGGGTACGCCATACCCCTCGGTTTTCCAGTACGGAGGATCAAGGTAGAAGAGCGTGGCTGGCCGGTCGTATTTATATATGCACTCCTGCCAGTCCAAATGCTCGATGTAACACCTGGCCAGCCGTAGGTGTGCCTGACTCAGGTCTTCCTCTATCCTCAGCAGATTCAGGCGGGGCGGATCAGTGGCAGCGATGCCGAAGGTCTGGTTTGCCACCTTGCCGCCAAAGGCCATTTTCTGCAAATAATAGAACCTGGCCGCCCTCTGGATGTCGGTGAGGGTTTCGTTTGGGGTGATCTTCAACCATTGGTAGATCTGCCGGGAAACCAGCGACCAGCGAAACTGCCTGACAAACTCATCCAGGTGGTGCTGCAACACCCGGTAAAGGGTGACCAGGTCACTGTTGTAGTCGTTGATCACTTCAACGCTTGATGTTGGTTTGAGAAAGAACAAGGCCGCCCCACCGGCGAATGGTTCAACGTAGCAGGTATGGGGCGGGAACATCGGTAAAATTTGTTTTGCCAGGCGGCGCTTGCCGCCAATCCACGGTATCACTGGTTGATGCATGTGAGCCTCTCCTTGTTGATGGTTGGAGTTTGTGATAGGCTCCCCGTGCTCTGATCGGAGCGGGGCAGCCCTGGTTGGCTCACTGCGACGGCAGTGGGTCGGCGGCCGGCAGGTGTTCCTAGCACCTTCCGGTCGCTGCCTCTTCTGTTAAATCCTCCCTCGATAAACCTCGTCAAAAAGCGGACTGAAGCGGAAAAACCTCGGGTAGACAAAGGCTTCGTCATTGGCTGTCAGCCGGTAGCCGTTGCCGTGCAGCATCCAATACGGCCACTCGGCACAGGTGTAGCGGGTTTCATCGTTTGCCAGGCTTTTTAAACCAGTGGCAAAACCCAGCCAGGCTTTAAAATCGTAGCCTCCGCAGGTCTTCTGGGTGTCGTAGCCCCATTTCCATAGACGTTCCCGATCTAGCTGTCCACGGTAGCGGTGGGCGCTGATGGTGCGGCCGGTATAATCTGTCAGGTACTTGTCCAAAATACCTTGCCCCTGGGGAGACCAGACCGCACCATCGATGTTTTTAACGGTCAGACAATGGCAGCCTGTGTCCAGGCCGCGCCATATGATGGCCAGATGCAGAGGGTTGTAGAGATGGCCATCCACCACGACAACATCAAACGGCTCTGGCCGGTACATTACTGCAGCCCCAGGGCCGCAAGCACAGCGGCTATCTGGTCGCTAGCTGCGTCTGCTGCCGTGTTTGCAGCAGATTCGGTGGTGGTAGCCTTTGTAGATTCCTTGCCTTTAAGCCGGATATCACGCAGTGAATACAGCGCCTGCCGCCAGGCTGCGGCCACGGCCAGGATATCGTCGGTGGCCTGCTGCGAGGTCCAACCCTTGGCCTCAGCCCATGACAAGACCATTGGAGGCACTGTACCGGTATAGCCAGCCGCTTTGTAAGCTGCTGCCTCTTCTTCGGCCTTTTGGTACTCAATAACCCGCAGCGGATCACCGGCTATTTTCAGGCGGGCTGCATCGGCCTCGTGGTCAATCCTGGCGCACAAATCAGCCTTGATCTGGTCCAGCGATGGCGGCGGCGGGAACACGGCCACAGGTGTGCCGGTTGCGTCCGGCTCAATTGCTGCTCCTAGCGTCTGGGCTTCAAACAATGCCAAGTATTGTTCAGCGTCAATTTCCACAGCGTCGGGCGGGATATTTTCGCCATGAATAGCTATGTTGTAAAAGCCCTTATTTTGTGCCGAGTAGTACATAAAACCTCCTTAGAAGCCTATGGCTATCCAATAGTAGTTAGATGCGTTATTTGTGCTTGCTCGCATTGCAACAACTACACCTGCCCCCGTTCTTGATTTCTCCATAAAAAACATATCCTGTGCAGTTCCATTGCGGCCCATAAAAACAGGTGCGAAATAAGCGCCAGGGAAAGCCATTGGGAATGTTATAGATACATCCTGATATGTAGTTGTAATATTTACCGAACCAGTACCCCATTGGAGTAGTAGTCCACTTGGCAACTTTTGATAGCCTGAGGAATTCAGGGATGAATCAAAACCAGCCACATATTTAAGATGTTCTGACCCTCCACAGGCGAACCAACCGCCAGAACCTGTGTTGTGCAAATATAGAGACCCCCCCGATTGTATCAGCAAAGAGGAAATTGTCCCTGATGCATTGACGTAGATATAATCTGCCCCAGAACACTGCAATGTAGCTACATCACCCCCAGTGTTATGAAACAATATGCATGCGCCTTGTGGCAGAGTGTTTGATGCCGGGAGCGTTATTGTTTTGGTTCCGACACCAAAAATGTTTATTAACTTACCTACATCATTGCTCGTAAGTATTGTGCTGGCAGAATAACCGACCGTGCCTCGCATATTTCCCAGCGCCCGTTGGACAAATTCAGCGTTTACAGGTTTTTTACTGGCGTCGAACTGCGCCGGGGTCGTGATAGCCGCAGCAGCAGAAACCAGCATGTAAACGGCCCCGGTATAGATTACCGAAACGATCTGTCCGGCTACAATCGCCCCGGCAGGGAGATCTGATCCGTCCACCTGCTTGATTGCGACAGCGTCCAATCCGTTAACCACCAGGGTGCTGGCCCCGGTATTGGCGTTGGCGGCCTTAAAATGGATTGGCAGGCCAGCAACATGGGCGGTCAGTGCAGGGGTCAGCGCGATGGCATAGGCGTTGGCCGCGCCGGTATCGGCAGCATATTCCAGCGGCGCGCTGCCGTCCTGATCCAGGCCATCGTGACGATGGCTGAATATCTTGTTAAGGAATGCGGCGTTGACGATGGTGCCCAGTATGCCCTGGAGCGGGTTACCATCGCTGAATAAGGTTTTAGCCATGTGGTGTACCTCCTCGATTACGGATAGATGTAGATCAAATGCACGTCGGCCGGCTTCAGATCGTTAAAGAGTTGTTCAAGCGGGCTTGAATCCCATGTCCAGCCAAGATATTCACCNNAACCGGCTTGTTTTTGATAGTGATCAGCCAAACCCACCAGATGTCCTCAACTCCGATTGCATCACCGGCCCGGTTCCAACCAGCCATGAATGGGGTCAGGTGGTCGATGGTGATGTCATATCCCAGGCTGGCGGCTAGGGCCACAAAGGCCGGTGCTTTTATATCGCCCAGTTCGCGCAGTTTGCGAATGACCTGCTCGCGTCGGGATTGCAGCGGTTCGGCATCTCCGGGAATTAACCCGCAGGTATGTTCCCAGTCGGTCAGTAGGGAATGTGCACCATCGGGAAATAATTCCATCAGCAGCAGACCGGCAGTGGTCTGGGCATTATCCAGACTTACAGCATCGGCCTCCAGGGCCTGCTCGAACTCGCTGCCCAGGGGGATAGGAAAAAGTAGTTTGAGTGCGTCGGCATTACCCAACATTGATCACTCCGGGGCGGATCATCTGATAGGCGGTTGGCGTTGTGTTGGAAACGGGCACCGTAATAACGCAGTCATCGGCACCGTTGCTGATTGCAATGGCGGCCAGTTGTGATAGGTACAACGCCTGGCCCGGCGCCATAACAATCAGGTAGGCCGTTATTTCGGCAGCAGCCTGTAGCTTATTGGCGCTAGCACCGGTGACGGTCATGGTGACCGCCTGGTAGATGATTTCGGGTGCCAGCACCCGCAGGCTTTTGACATGGGTAGGCATGATGTCCACGATGTAGGTACGTACCGTTTCAAGCAAAGCCGGCGTCGGTACTTCACTGCCGGTAGTGGCCACGTCGGCGGCGATCACCAGATCGGTGGTGCCCAGACCCTGGCCAAGAGGAATACACCAGGCAGCGTCGACGCCCTGCACTTCCAGCGCCCACTTGACATAGTCGTACTTATTGCCACCAGCAGGCGGCCGGCGAATGTAATCCAGCAGCCGGGCCAGCAGTTCGGCATCGGTTTCACCCACCTTGCGGACCAGGCCACGAATATTGGCATGGTGCTCCAGGGAGGCACTATCGGAGCTGTCAGGGAAGATCTGCCGCGCAATGTAGCCCTGATATTGATACAGCCCCCAGGCCACCGAGGCGTAGCCTGCGGCCTTCATGTAAGCCAGGCTGCCCTGGGAAACATCAACGCCGGGCAGGATGTTTTGAAAGTCGCGCAGAATGGCGGCCAGTATTTCGTCAAAGCTGGGGGTTGGGTATGGCATCAGACCACCTCCCTAAAGGTTGTAAAGGTAATGACGCGCCCATCGGCCTGCTGCACCTGTACCGCCAGTTTCAGCCGGTTCAGATCCTGGCTGCGGTCACGCTCGACTGCCACATCAATGCTGGCGGCACGACCGGTATCAAGCAGCCACTGCAGCGCCTCAAGGCAGTCCTGGCGGATCAGCCGGGCAGTTTGTTCGGTGTTTTTCATCCGCTCACGGCGGACGATGCCGAAGTCACGGCGGTGAAACCAGGTGCCCTTGATTACGGTCAGCGACAGATAGATGTTATTTAGCAGATCGGTGCACTGATCGAAGCTCATGTCGGCCGCGCCCGTCTGGTTGTCTATGATGAGCGAAAAGTCCATTACATGACCTCATTCGGCGCGGGTATTGTGGTGCCATCTGCCGTGTGCGGATGGGTGTGTTGGTTATAGGTGGCTCGCATCTGAGCCATGCTTTTACCTGTATCGCCAGCGTGGTCAGTAACGTCGCCACCTGCCCGAATTTGGCCTGACACCTCAAGCAGCGGAGTGGTCAGCACCACCTTGGTGGCGGCGATTACCTCCACCAGCGGGGCAGTGGCCTTGATTTGTGTAGGGCTTTGAACCTCGATACCGGAACGGGTGAGGTGAACCTTCTGCTCCAGGTCATCGTAGAGCGCCACCTCTCCGGCTTCCAGGGCGATCCGGTAGCGCCGGTCGTCAGAGGCGATCATCACGATATGGTTGCCCTCGCGGATCAGGATCGCCTCAGCACCCTCCAGGGGCCGCGAGGTGTAACCGTAGTGCTGAAAATACTCGCGGTCGTCAAACGACTGGCCGGGTATGCCGGTGGCCGAGAATCGTTTAATGACCCCTTCAACCACGCTTTTAATGATCGCCCTGATCATTTATCTCACCTCCATGATCAGGCCAGGGGGGCCGAGCTTAAGGGTGGTGGTTTTGCCACGGTCACGCGAAAGTTCCAGGGTGCGGCCGTAGATCAGGTAGACGTCGTCAATACCCAGTATCTCGTCCTTAACCCGGCACAGTTCGTTGATCTGCCAGTTGCGGCCGTTTTGAGAGTGACCAGGCACCGTGTAGGTTAGCCGGTAGCCTTCGTGGCGTTGTTGCTCCAAAAGAAACCGCGCCCGCAGTGCCGGGCTTTGCGCGTCATTATTGTCCCTGGCTACATACGGCTTGCGAAACGGGAATTGCTTGTCCTCGGCAGTGGCCTTGGTGCCAATACCTGTTGCAGCAATATCATTTGAGCCCTGCTGCTGGCCGATCACCGTCACCCGGCTGTACCGCTTGGATATGTCGTCGATTTCTTCGCAGGTGGTAGCGTTGTTGGCAGCGCCCTGGCGTGATGTGGTAAGGGTAAATTGCGGCTCACCCTTTGCCCTGGGGCGACCAAATACCATGGTGCCGTCCGTCATGTTCCAAAACATCAGCCCCCGGCTGGCGGCGTATATCTTCAGCACTTCGAATACCGTCATACCTGGTTCGATCTGGGCCAGCTTTTGGGGGGTATCCATGAACCCAGCCAATGGGTTGTCAACCGTGCGCTTCTTGCCCTTCAGCTTGCCTTTCAGCCGGGCGGCCTCGTCCTGGTAGATGATCTGCGAGCGGTTGATAAAGGGGATGTCGCGTAGCAGCATATCGGCCAGTTCGGACAGCTTTTTACCCTGCACCGTCGGGAAGGTTTCACAGTGACTGTCAACCAAAAGCCCCATCAGGTCGCGGCCTTCAACCGTAAGCTTAAGCCCCTGCTTATCGTAACGGCGCACCCGCCGGTCGATCAGCCCGGTCAGCTCCAGCTGTTCATTCACCCACAGCTCGCATTGCTGGCCAGCCTTGATAGCGGTTTCAGGCTGTGCCAGTTCAAGGGTGAAGGCATCGTCGGCGGTATAGATGTCCGATTCCACCTTATAGGAGAGGAAATTTTCAATCCGCTTGCCGTCGATCTGCAGCACCAGGCTATCGGACATAGACCAGTACCTCCCCCGACGTGTTATTCGGATTTACCAGGCCGGTATTGATAGTGAGCAGACGTTCGGCCGAACCGTAGGGCAGACCGTAGCGCAGACAGACCAGATGCAGCGGCAACGGGTTATCCAGGGTAACGGCAACCATGTTTTCTCGGTCGAGCTTGATGCTGCCAATGTGATTCAGCAGCGCCAGGGCCAGATCATTAAGGGCGGTTATGCTCCTATCCAGGTCAATGGCCTCTTGCAGCATGGCCCGCGCAATATCCAGCGAGGCTTCCAGTTCGGCTACCGTAGCCACAACAGGCGGCTGATCCGGGTTGAGCCATGCCCCGCTGGCATCAAAAGCCGTTACGCCTTCCGATGCCAACAAAGCACCACGGGCTTGCTGGTCTGTCTTATATGAGGCGGCCAGTTCCAGCACCAGTATCTGGGCAGAGACTATCTTCAGGTGTTTAACCATGATCTGCCGGGCGCGCTTGCTGCCCTTGCTGCTACCGCCAAAGGAGTCAAAGCTGCTACTTAGCTTGTCCAGCTCAAACCGGAGATTGCGGGCAAATCGATCAGGGAAGCCGGTAATGCTGGTGTATAGCTTGGCCACCCGCTCCACCGCCTTGGTGATCGGGCCAAGGATGCGGCCCGGCAGATTGGCAGCATAGTTGATGGTACTTATCAGCGAGTTTACGGGCTGCATGATCTCGTTAAGAGTGCCCTCGGCTTTACCGATCATGGTATCCAGCTCGCGGGTCATTTCCCGGAGATAGGCCGAGCCTCCCTTAAACTGCTCCAGCAGGCTTTTGGCAGGATCAAGCTCGGTTTCGGTGTCCAGGCCCTCGTCGGCCAGCTCCTCGGCAAGAGCATCGCGCTGCTGATCCTGGGCACGAAGCGCACCGGATTCGACGGTGGTGACGATTTCCTCGTAGACCAGCTCTTCAATCTTGGTGCGGAGGTTTTCAACAAAGGTTATGTCCACCTCGGCCAGCATGTTGCGGTCATCATGCCGCACCGATACGTTCTCAATGCACCCCTTAAGTTGGCCGTACTGCGGGTGCACCAGCTCGAACAAGGTCTGTTGCTCAAGCATGTTCAGCAGCTTGTTGTGATCGTTATAGGTGTAGTTACCGCCACCGGTGGTGTTTCCGGATTCATCGGAATAGGCGTAGCCGCCATCGTCCCAGAAGTAGCAACGGATCTTTACCACCCTGGCCTTTTGGCCCAGGTCCTCCAAAAGAGCGCCGTTGCGGTAGGGAAATTCGTGCCGTACAATGGACTTCTCAAAAGTGTCATCCAGGTTTTCGATCTGGAGTGGCAGGCCGTTCAGTTGTGCTGGGTAGAGATCGGGCATATCAGTACCCCATCCCTGCTGCGGTCAGTAGCCCGCTTTCCATAGGCGACATAAGGCTGCCGCGCTTCATGGTGTTAATACTGGTATTGGTATTCATGTCGCGGGTGCGGACCATGGCCCGGCCCATTTCGTCGAAGTTGATCTCCACCTTGATATCGTTTTTTACCTGCTGCTCACGGCCGACCTGGGCATAGGCTCCCTGCCG